CTCGTCAGGCGTCGCGGTGTCGGGCAGACCTAAAGTCGCGAACGCCTTGCTCATATCAGACTCCAGCCAATCATGAAGCAGTTGAACAGGACCTTGGCGAAGAACCCTGCACAAGCCAGACCCAGCGGGACACCGATCAGCACGGTCAACCAGGTCACAATCCACTCCCACCATGAGGTCGAGCGGTAGCTGTTATGCTTCATTGAGCACCTCATCAAGCTTGGTGGCGTACCAGATGGCCTTCTTGTTGTCCTGCACTGAGCTGTCCTTCTTGCCCAGGCGCCACTGGTACTTGATGACTTGGCCGCGCAGGAAGCCGATGAACTGCTCCTTGCCCAGAGCCGCACGAATGGCGTCAATGCACTCGACCCCGTTGTCGGTCTCGGCGTAGTGAGGTGGGTGGTTGACCATGTCCTTGATAGGAGCCGGCTTAGTGATCTTGCGTTGCATCGAGAATCTCCTTGAGTGAGGGCATGACATGGAGCAGAGCCAGTTTGCACATGGCAGCAATCTCGCGGTGCTCCTTCTGGGTACCGTTGCCGGCACGAAGTTGAATGTAGTGGATCCAGCTGCGAACTGAGCCGGACATGTAGAGGCGTGATGGTGTCAGACCTTCGGGCAGAACCGCGCGAGCAACCTCTTTGGCGATGCCCATCTTGAGGGCCGAGGTGTAGGCTTCGCTCGTGGCATGGGCGATCTCCTCTTGCTTGTATGCCCACCACTTGCGCAGGTCATCGTCCTCAATGGCCAAACTGTTCTGGCGGTTCGTGGTATCCTGCAACCGTGCCTCACGGATCACGGCATCGTCAACCACGGCAGCGTAGCGCTGACTGAACTCTTGGAAGCTGAAGGATCGATGGCGGAGAATCTGCCGGGCGATGTCACGTGTCGTCTGAATCTCGATGACTGCGTGTGCCATCTCGAACGGAGACCAGTGGTGGTTGCGGACCAGGTAGTTGAGCAGACGAGGAGCCGTTTCGTGGTTGGCCTGATTGGCAGGGTTCGAGACCCGTGCGCAGTAAGCCACCAGCTCCTCGCCCGTCTGAACACCTTCCAGCTCAATCGGCTGGGTGAATGCGATCAGACGGACTTGGCTCATTCTTCGCTGTCCTTCGCGTCGGTCTCGGCGCACAAGGTGTTGATGAACTCGAGCAAATCGGCCTTGGCGACTGGGATGTCGGTCTGCTCAATCTCGACGTCCTTCTTCTTGCAGTCGAGCTGCTCAACCAACGCGTCGCGGGTGGCGCGAGCATCGGCATTCGTGGCGGCATAGCGCTTGGCACCAGGGCCAGTGACGAGGTAGCAACGCATGATTAGTTGCCCTTCACGATTTGCCAGTCTTCGGCCAGCATGTCGGTCTGCGACGCGAGCCACGGTACACGCGCACCCGGTGTGTTGATGGCGTCGCTAGGATAGCTCATGAAGATGTAGGGTAACGTCATCTTGCTGTTGGCGTCAGGACGCTGCAGTTCAAGAGTGAGACCTTTGCCATTCCAACCACGGCGTTGGAGTTTGTGACCTTGCTTCAGGAAATGAAGTGCATCGCCAAAGGTGAGGTACTGGTTGGGACCTTCAGCCACGCGGTACGCCGGCTTGAACGCCTCATCAGGTGACCAGCTGGTGTAGCCGTCTTCGTACTTGACTGCCATGCCAGACTTGCCGTCCTTCTCTTGGTGCCAGGCCGTGATGACCTTGGTACCGATGAACTTGTGTGTCATGTGAAACTCCTTACTTACATTTGGATGAAAAAGAAAGGAGACCGAAGTCTCCTATCCACTGGACAGCTTGCTTACGCAGCTTCCTTGATGCCGGCCGTGATAGCCTTGATCACTTCCTTGGCGGCCTTGGCAGCAGCCTTGTCTTCAGGCAGCTCGGCTTCCTTGACCACAGCCAGGACGCGCTTGGTCTCGGCCTTCACAGCAGCAGCGACTTGCTTCTCGATAGCAACTTGCACACCTTCGTCGGCCAATGCGGCCTTGATCTCTTTTGTATTCATGATGAACTCCTAAGTGGTTGATAACGCGTTGGGAGAATTCCCTCAGCAGTTGCGATTCTAATCTGCGCCGCCGCAGCTGTAAACATGTGGTTTCAATATTTTGCGGCTTTTGCGCCAGTTTGTTTCTTCGACCAGTCTTCCAAGTGCTTCACAGCAGCTTGCGGAGCGGCTTCAATCATCCAGAACTCGATGTTCCGCAGTGCATACAAGCGACCTTGCCCACCGTCTGCAAGTCTGATCGGTTTGCCACCGCAAATCTGACGGACTCCGGCTCTTGCCAGCTCGCGACCCAGCCCGTTGGCAGTGGTCCCGGTCTTGCCACTCGGGTCGTAGAACTGCAGCAGCTCCTTCGACGTGAACAGGTCCTTGTCGACCACGATCTCGCCAACCTTGAGGACGTGGTTCGGCGTGGCCAGAAGTTGGCGCACCCAGCCGGCCAAGTCACTCTGCACGTTGGCGATCATGCGTTCCTTAGCCGCCGTCTTGAAGGCAGGAGCCGCTGGATTGAAGTCTCCAGTATCTCGGTTCAACAGGTAGTGGAAGACTGCCTTACTCCCGCCCGTGTCCAGCCACAGGTCGTAGTTCATATAGAACTCCTCATCCATAGGACCGACCTGCACCTCATGGATGAAGAAGCGACGGTCGTCATCTTCAAGGAAGAACGAGTCAGGGTGGTTGGCGGTGAAGAAGTAGTTGATGCAGTCAGGCACGACGTAGGTCGGCACGTACTTGCCGTTGACTCGGAGTTCCCGCTGCGTGATGAGCTTCTTCAAGAAGTCGGCATCGGCCCGCTTGTTGGACCCAGTCACATCGTCGCCCATGACGAACTGCTTGCCCTCAGCCCATTCGTTGAAGCTGTTGTGCAGGTCCATCTGCGAAATCTCAGTGAAGTTCTGCCCGTAGATCCGGCCCAGCGTGTAGCCGATCAGCGACTTACCCGTGCCGTGGCGGATACCGTGCAGAACCGCTGAGCTGAACAGCTTCGTGCCCGGATGCTGCAAAGGATACGCACACCAGTTGAGGAACCACTCCATGGCCTGAGGCTCTGATCCCTTGAAGATGTGAGCGACTAGCTCAAGAAACGGTTCAACCTCGTCCTCGACTGGCTCGACACCCCAGCCTGGCCAGATGTTGAACATGGGGCGAGGATCCTGGATGAAGCGACCGTCGCCCGGCTTGTACGTGATCTTTGTGACCTCGGTGCGGAGTGGCCACTTCAGCCAAGCAGCAGCAGCTGAGACTGCCTTGAAGGAGACTGAGCCGTCTTGCTTGAGGCTGCGCTCGTGGTAGTTCAGAGGGGCTTGCAGATGCTCCTTGAATGCGGATGGTGAGGCCTTGAACCGAGTGTCTTGGTCAACGATCAGACCAGGGTCTTGGACGTAGACGTACTTCTCGTTGAGTCCCCAAAGTGGCGCGGTCAGGCCTAGCGGCTCGGCTTCTGTGAGCAACCCACGAAACATCGAGACAGCTGAGGGTCCGGCATGGACCAAGAAGTCATCCAACCCCACCTTCTCGAGGCCAGGCAGCTGAGGTAGCGAGACGAGATGGACGAAGCAACCACGTCGGTGCAACTCCTCACCAAGCTCCCGGAGCGCGGCGCAGACCATGGGGTTGGTCTTGTAGTCCGAGTCGAAGCAGATGTAGACGTTGCGCTTGACCCACTTGACGAGGTCGAGACTGGGCAGCCAGTCGAGCCCCAGCTTGTGGCTCCGCCAGTTGTACACGCCTCCCAACCCGATGGTGGGAAAACCTTCCTTGCAGGCCTTGGCGGCTTTGAGCTCGCCCTCAGTCAGGATCAGCGGCTGGTCGGTGTCGTGAAGCAAGCCCTCCCAGTCCTGATTGGCTGGGTAGTAGGCGACCGGAGCGGTATTGGGTTCCTGCACGTAGCGCACAGGCTTCTTGTCGGTCAGGCTGGAGAAGTCAGATGGCGTCTCAAGGTATCTGATGCGGTAAAACGGTTTGGATCCTGGCCAGTCGCCGATCGGCTTGCCATCAGGCCCAATGTAATCGATGCGCAAGCTACAAAGCTGCTTGAATGCTTGGTGCTGAGCCGCAGTCTGCTGCCGGCCCAAGCAGTGCATACTAAGCAGCTTGGCGTCTTCGAGCGTGAGCCCACTTGATTTGAGTTTAGTTTCCCCTAGGGATAAAGCTTTGTGGTCGGCTGCAGGAGCAGTCTTCTTTTTCGTCGTTGCCATCTTGTTTCGGTCCTCAATTCGTCGATCATAGCCGCCTCAGCATCGGCCAACCATGCGCTCAGCCGCATGAAAAGGTGTCCGCCCTCGCTACATCACTTGCTGAGGGCGATCGACGCGGACCAAGGTTGTGGGCAACCGAAGGAGACACGACACAGCGAGGCGGACGAAGCAGATTCTAATCTGTAGCGAGCGGCCTGTAAACGATGGATTACCGTCGGAGTGAAAAGCTGTTATAGATCAACAACTTAGGCTCAGTTCTTGGCTCTCGGGTCTTCGCTACACAACAAAGCGGTCGCTACACGCTACGCCAAACCCTATTCTCTCTTCTCTCTATACTTCTTCTTCTTCTTCTTCTTCTTCTATTAAAAAGAGACTATAGTAGAAGTAGTATCTGTAGTTTTTCTTTAAAATCAACAACTTAGGTTGCTACACAACTCGCTACACAGGCCGCTCCATCAGAGTGAGTGTTCGCCCATTTAGAGGGTGTACGAGGTTTCCCACATGTGTTAGAGCGGTTTACGCCTCCAGTGAAACGGTTTACGATCCACACCATCGAGATTTCCTATCTCCAAATCTTCTGTGGAGTTGAACAATGGCAGGTGGTGGACGACAACCAGGTGCTGGACGGCCGAAAGGCGCACTGTCCAAGGTCACCGCAAAAGCTAAACAAGCCGCCATGGAAACCGGATTGCTTCCACATGAGTGGTTGCTGATGGTCAGCCGTGGTGAAGGCATCAAGCACAAGCGCTGGGTCGTGAAGTACGACGCCAAGGGCAACGAGAAAAGTCGCGAGCTTGTGGAAGAAGAGGTCTATGCGGACTTTCCCACGCGCATCGACGCCGCGAAAGCCGCGTCTCCGTTCTACGCACCGAAGCTTGCCGTGCAAACCGTCTCCGTCAGCGGTAACTCAGACGCCGTGGCTGAGACGCTCAAGTCGATCGCGGAGAAGCTTCCAGTATGATCGATCTCGCCCATCAGAAGGACATGGAACGCTGGTATCCGCTGACTGAGCACTCCGTACAGACTGCCTTGGTCAATGACAAGGTGCGGTTCAAGGTGGTTCCTGCTGGTCGGCGCTCAGGCAAGACTGAAAGGGCCAAGCGCTTCGTGGTGCGTGAGGCCATGCGTGAACCAGGACCCTACTTCGTGGCTGCTCCCACACGTGACCAAGTCAAGCGGATCTACTGGCAAGACCTCAAGCGCTTGTGCTTCACCTCAGTCCTTGGTGACCGCTCAGTCAGCGAGTCTGAGCTTCAGATCCGTCTGCCCAACGGCAGCACGATCAGCCTCATCGGCCTTGACCAGCCTCAGCGCATGGAAGGTGTGCTCTGGATTGGCGGCGTCATCGATGAGATTGCCGACGTGCGCGAAGGAGCGTGGCAGGAGAACATCAGTCCTGCGCTAGATACCTTCAACCCGCTAAAGCCTGACTACCGTCCATGGTGCTGGCTGATCGGGGTTCCTGACGGCTTGAACCACTACTTCGAGATGGCTGAGTATGCTCGAACCGGTGGTGACCCTGATTGGAAGCTGTACACATGGAAGTCGGCTGACATCTTGCCCAAGGACGTGATCGATGCTGCCAAGCGCCGCATGTCGCCCCGTCAGTACCGGCAGGAGTACGAGGCCAGCTTCGAGACCGCATCAGGCCGTGTGTACGAGGACTACAGCCCAGACAACTACACGAACGAGGTCATCAAGCCCAATGAGCAACTGATGTGGCACCACGACTTCAACTTCACGCCCATGAGCTCAGGTGTCGGTGTGCGTCGTGGCAATGACTTCTACATCCTTGATGAGATTGTCCTCCAGTCCGCAGTAGCTCGGCAGTCGGCCCTTGAGTTCGTGGAGAAGTTCAAGAACCACCAGAACCGTAGCGTGATCATCTATGGTGACCCAGCAGGTCGAGCTGGTGAGAAGCATGGACACGCGTCGGACTACACCGAGATGGAACAGGTGCTGCGCTCCAACAACTGGACCGTGACGCGCAAGGTGAAGAACGCGGCACCAGCCATCAAGGACCGGCAAAACGCTGTGCGAGCCAAGATCAAGAACGCCAAGGGCGAGGTCAGTCTGTTCGTGAACATTGAAAAGGCGAAGTACGTTCACAAGGGCTTTGCCACCGTGCAGATCAAGAAAGGCAGCACCTTCCTTGAGGAGGACAGCGAGTACCAACACATCACGACGGCCGTTGGTTACTGCGTCGACTACGAATGGCCGATCAACTTCAAGAAGGACGTCAAGGTCGAGCCGATCGCGTCCATCAACCACTTCAACCGATAAGGAACCACCATGGCCCGACCATCCAAAGAGCAACGACTTGCTGCCATCCACCAGGAGGCGCTCACTGAGTTTGACAACATCCAATCTGCCTTGCGCGATGAACGACTGCAGTGCCTCCAAGACCGTCGCTTCTACTCAATCTCAGGTGCTCAGTGGGAAGGCCCATTGGGCGAGCAGTTCGAGAACAAGCCCAAGTTCGAGGTCAACAAGATCCACTTGGCCGTTATCCGCATCATCAACGAATACCGCAACAACCGCATCACCGTCGACTTCGTGAGCAAGGAAGGCAAGGAGTACGACAAGCTGGCTGACACCTGCGATGGCCTGTACCGCGCTGATGAGCAGGACAGTGGTGCTGAGGAAGCTTACGACAACGCCTTTGAGGAAGGTGTGGCCGGTGGCTTTGGAGCTTGGCGTCTGCGCACCGTGTACGAGAACGAAGAGGATGAGGAAGACGAGAAGCAGCGGATCCGCATTGAGCCGATCTTCGATGCCGACTCGTCGGTGTTCTTCGACCTGAACGCCAAGCGCCAAGACAAGGCTGACGCCAAGCGCTGCTTCGTCATCACCTCCATGACGCGCCAAGCGTACAAAGATGAGTGGGGCGATGATCCTGCCTCGTGGCCAAAAGAAGTCCACCAATACGAGTTCGACTGGCTCACGCCTGACGTCGTCTTCGTGGCCGAGTACTACCGCGTCGAGGAAACTCGCGAGACCGTCTATGTCTGGGAGACCATTGACGGCGAGGAGGAACGCTACAAGGACGCCGACTTCGAGGCTGACGAGACCTTGGAAGAACGCCTGTTGGCAGTGGGCAGCAAGGAGGTTCGTCAGAAGAACATCAAGAGTCGCCGTGTCCGCAAGTACATTCTGTCAGGCGCCAAGATCCTCGAGGACTGCGGCTACATCGCCGGTAAGTGCATCCCCATCGTGCCCATGTACGGCAAGCGCTGGTTCGTCGACAACGTGGAACGCTGCATGGGCCATGTCCGCTTGGCCAAGGATGCTCAGCGCCTGAAGAACATGCAGTTGTCGAAGCTCGGTGAAATCAGTGCCTTGTCCTCGGTTGAGAAGCCGATCCTGACTCCTGAGCAAGTTGCTGGCCACCAGATGATGTGGGCCGATGACAACATCAAGAACTTCCCCTACCTACTGGTGAACCCCATCACCGATGCCAATGGCAACCAAGCCATATCTGGTCCGATCGGCTACACCAAGCCGCCTCAGATCCCGCAAGCCTTGGCTGCTTTGCTGCAGATCACTGAGCAGGACATGCAAGACCTGCTTGGCAACCAGCAAGCCGGCGAGGAGTTGCAACCCAACATCAGTGGCAAGGCAGTTGAACTTGTGCAGAACAAGCTCGACATGCAGACCTTCATCTACATGAGCAACATGAGCAAGGCCGTCAAGCGCTCGGGCGAAATCTGGTTGAGCATGGCCAAGGATGTGCTGGTCGAAGAAGGCCGCAAGATGAAGTCTATTGGCCCACAAGGCGAGATGCAGTCGGTCGAGTTGGCCAAGCCCATGGTCAATGAGAAGGGCGAGATTGAGACTGAGAACGACCTGTCTGAAGCCGAGTTCGACGTTAATGTGGACGTTGGTCCGTCGTCGTCTAGCAAACGTGCTGCCACGGTCCGCG